TTTCTTTTGTTTTTGCAAAAGATACACGAGCTGCATTGACAACGGATAAGTCACTACCCATTTTATCAATTAATTCTACATTCATATCGGTAACTTTCCTTGTGGTGAGTTAGCGGCACCTTTGATTAATTTTAAATCTAAGGCTTCAACCTTTAACTTTTCTTTAAGTGATTTAGAAACTAATTTACCTACAGTACCAGGATCCACATCATTTTCTTTACAAAAATCTAATATGGCATCCATGTAGGATATTCGTTTCTGTCTGACTACTGATTCTATTTTTAGACTAAATTCTTTTGAGTTCATAGGTATAATATATCATAATAAGTTGAATTTGTAAAGCGTGGAGTGTTTCTGTTGCTAAGTACACTCCACAAAACTCCGGCTAGCCTAAACTAGGCCGCCATTGGTAATTCAAAAGAATTGCCATTTAAAAATGCGTTTAAGTTCGCCAACTATCACTCTCTTATAAGTCTTTCAGCGCCTGTCGAACCTACCACACCCCCCAAAAGCACACAAGGATTGTCTGTGTTAATCTCCTTATGTGCTTTTGGTGGAGGTGGAGGGAGTTGCACCCTCGTCCAGCACACCTATTGCACTTATAGTCAACAAGTAATTCTATGATTCAAGCCCACCTAAAGTGGGATTGATTGTAACATCAAAACTTACAAAATATATGCAAGTTTCCGCACCTGATAAACCTGTTACGGTTATCATTTGTTTCATTTCTACTTTATGAATCCAATGCGTCACAAAAAATATAACTTCACCGTCTGGATTACCGCCTGCTCTTCCATTTGAAATACTAAAGACAATATATCCTTCATCATCTACAAGTTTTCTAACTACATCTGTAGGTCCACAAATAGCCGGTAACTGAGTACCATACATTTCTGGATATTTCGGTGTTTCTTCCGCCTTAACAGTATTTGTAATTAAAACCCAAACTGCTACTAAAATTATGCTTACTCTTAGTAAGATTTTCATGGCCTTCTCCTTACGATAAAATTCGGCCACCGTGTTCAATTTTATTTTTGCTCTACTTTATCTTTGTTTTGTTCTTCAAAATATTTATAAAAGTAAGCTATTTCTTCTTTTAGTGGTTCGATATAATCTTTCTTATCTTTAACAAAAGATTGAGTTGTACCATCTTCACTAGCAATTAAAACCACAATTTGGTCAATTGGCGTTCCAAAAAGTTCTTCGTACATTATTGCATAAGCAGTTGTCTGTTTGAAGTAACCTCACACCACGCTTCTTTTCGTTCTTTATTAGCTGTTTTAAAGTCAATAACAGATAATTTGCCATTAAATTCTGCAATACAATCCACCTGACCAGCAAGTGTTAATTGCTTTGAGTACATAATTGTTTCTAAACAATGTATGTTATCAATCTGGTCAACATATGGTCGAATAAGTTTGAATAAACCAAGTGGTAATACACTTCGTTCTGAGGGTGTTTCACCCTTTAGATATTGTTCGATTAGAGTATGTGTTGATTTACCTCTACGAGCGGCACGACCCATTTCCCATTTGGCTGCATCTTCACCAATAGAATCTCGCCACTTTTGAAGTTCTGCGGATTTCTTAACACCAAGTACAGTTGTTACGGAAGGATAGGCATGACCATCAATATCATAAAACCTAAAACCATTTACTCTTTTACCTTTTGTTTTAGGTAATTTACTCTCATCTAATTGTATAAAATTCTTTGCCATTTCAGTTCCTTTTTAATTAATATAGTTCATTATATAGTGTCATGCCTAATTTGTCAAGCCTTAGGTGCCTTTTGTAGCGTAAAGATTATTGATATAATCTCTTTGTTCTCTACAGGCTTCTTCTTTCTTTCAGTCGGTCATTGACAAAGCTAACTCAGTAGTTTCGTCAACTCGTCTAGTCCAACCCTTACCAAAAGTATCAAAGGTACTTAATTTTTCATAGTAACTTTGTCTGTCTGCTTGATATTTTTTAATTGTTTCATCAATACCATTTTCTTCAACATAACCTTTTAGTGTTCTTAGTGTATTAGGACCAATACCACCATCTGCAACTGTACCTATCATTGTTTGTAGATACTTAGCTGCTCTGCCTGGACCTGCGTTAACACCAAAGTCAAAGACGCATAAGTCTAAACCACCAGGCAAATCATCACCTTTTAGTTTATCCCAATAACCTTTTTTGTAGATTGGTGCTACATCTTCAACTGTTAAGTCTTTCATATCTTTTGTGCCACCAAATTCTTCATATACTCTTTTAGTAACACCTAAATTAGTTTCGCCGCCAGGATCCTTAGGGTGATTTACATAACCACCTTCATGGTGTAAAATAGTTTCTAAACATTTATCGTAGTTTGATTGCATTTAGTTTTTCCTTTGCCTTTAATTTGAGTTTTTTCATCTCTTTTATTTTAGACCATAATGAAGTAGACCTGTCAACAGCTCGTTGTGTTTCAAGTTCATTAACTTCTTTTTTCAACTGCTTATGTTGTGTCTTTGCATCCATTTTACCCCCTTGTGAGTTTTAGGATATTTTCAATCTGTGCCTTAATAATTGGACCTCTATTTGGCCAATGTATGTAAGGTTCGTCACTTTTAGATAGATTATATAAAAATGGTAATATAATCTTTTCTAAATCTTTAAATCTTTGATTAACTGTTTCATCTGAAAGTTCTTTTGTTATAGTTTCTTTTTCAGCCACAATTTGCATTATCTCATTCATCATAGATTTTATATCACCAACATCTTCCTTGACTCTTGCCAATTCTAAGTTGGAATTTTCTAATACGCTTGGGTCAATAGTTGGTTGAGTATCAGACTCAGGTGCCTTTTGAACCGGAGTAAATCCCCAATCATCATCTAGGTCAAACCCACGCATATAATCTGGTAAATCAGCCATATTATTTTCCTTTTTTTTGTTGTGCTTGTCTTTTTTGGTGTTTTTCTAGCACTTGTCTTGTTTTAACTTCTTTGATTGATTTAGAACCATATATGTCATGTACTTTGGAACCTGGATGTGCATTACCAATTCTATTCAACATATCTTTCCAGCCACCATCTGTTTTCATTCTACCCATACCCATAACTCCACCAACAATGTTAACCTTGCTGATAAGTTGTTTCATGTGAGGATTATTTTTCTTAAACTCATCAAGTTCAGCAATCGACATCATTTCGGTAGTTACTTCACCTGTTTTGGTATTTTCAAAATCGTATGTTGGCATATATTTTTCCTATTTAAAATATTTATTCAGGACTTCAAGTTGGTCATGGTATTCTGCAATAATTTTTAGTTCTTTTTCAATAGCTTCTAAAATGTCTGGATGTTCACCCACACCAGCTGCGTTTTTTAAATACACTTCAACATTCATTGAGTGTTTTGCAATATGACCTTTTGCGTGTTGTTCGATTGCATCAATCATATTTTGTCTGTTATATTCTTTTCCTAATGCCATTATATCACTCCTTTACTTTGATATTCTTTGACGCCTTCTAAGTACCAAGTCGGCGCCTTAGCAGGTTTTTTCCATGTTGCAAATCTTACTTTTTCCATTATGTAATATTTACGATAACTTGCAACACTATCACCAGGTATTTTACAATAATCTGGCATTGCTGGTGTTGCATCTGTGCCTTTCTTTTTCCAATTTGCATTGGTAGGCGGATGAGATAATATACTGCCTAAAAGTCTAACCGATTTATGGTTTTGGACATGGCCATATCTCTTTTTAAATTCTTCGTTTAGTTCTAACATATGATTATATAACCATACATAATTCCAGGCTGAGTCCATAACCCATACTGTACTAGGGTGTCTTACATGACTTGCCTTATATAAAACTGGTTCTAAATTAGGATTAGGGTGACGCCATCTTTTAATCTTACGACCATTTGCTGTCTTATCATAATATTCTGTTCCGTCTTCTACACGGTGTGCCGTTGATAACATCTGACAACTTTCTACAATCATTTTTGAAGTGTGTTTGTCACAAGCCATTCTAGCGGCCGTTTGTGGGTCTTGGTGCAAATAAAAAATGTTCATAATATATCTCCCTAGTGTAAATGTTTATTGTATAAGTCCATTCTATCATACTTTTTACACAATTTAACAAATACATCAAACCAATAATTCTTAGCCCAATCACTCGTAGCTTGTTTACATACATTTATAACGGCCAGAATTTTCTGTTCTGTCGTTTGTGTATCTCCCATGATTCTTTTTAAGTCAACTGTGTGCATCATATCTACCAATATTACATCATTTTTACTCATTTGTCAAGCCTAAGGTTGTTTAGATTTCTCATTCCAATCCATAATCTGGTCTAATTTCAACTTAATTTCATCAGGATCCAAGTCGGATAACTCTTTTGCACCTAGTTTCTGTACAAATTGTTTATAATCTCGTTCTCTTTTTCTAAATCTTTCGTTTTTGGTCTTTTCTCTTTGGAGTTTAACCTCTAATTGTTCTTTTTCATCTTCTTTTACTTGTTCTTTATCTTTTTTTCTACTTCTAAGTGAGATGTTAGCCGCTATTAATAGTAATACAGCCAGAGGGTCAAATACAAAGATAAGAATAATAATAACCCACCTTACAGCCTCATCAAAGTGGTCTTTTGCTTCATCACCATAAATGAGTTCTGCAATATATTTAATTGGTCCTACTTCAGCCTCAATCTTATCTTGTTCTAATTGTAATACTGATTTCTGTTCAGTAAGTTCACCAATTTTTTCACTTGCATTATTGATTGCTGTTT